TGGACTTGCCAATCCTCTGCCCCCGGCGGCGGTGCAAACACGTTCTCCTTGAGAAACTCGAGGCGCTCCGCGGGCCACTCGTAGTCGTCCTTGCCCATGTTCGGCGGGATATAAGCAACCTCAACGTTTCCAGCGGAATCAGATCGGTACAGAATCTTCTCAGGGTCATGATCGAAGAACTCTACGTCCTTCGGGTCCGTGAACGAACCTGTTGAGAGGAACTGCTCCACTCCGCCTGGAGTGATGTACCCGCGCTTCGCGAGCCACGCGAGCGACTGCACCTGCTTGGTGCTCAGTCTTCGGTTGCCTTCTGCCACGGACTGCGCGGCGCGTCGTCCGATTGTGTTGTTTGATCGAAGTTGTCCGTCCGTGGGCGGCAACCCTGGTGCAGCCGTACTGCTGATCGTAGTGCCGATGCTCGAAGCAAGATCGGCGTTCCCGATCGGCATTGAGCCGCCGCGGATCTGTGCTTCGATCTCACCGTCGGACTCGTCGCTCATGTTCTGCTGTAGGGACAGCATGTCATTGAACTGGCGGATCGTCCGGCGAGACTCGGGTGTGAGCTGGATGTTGCCACTCTCCGTGAGGGGCAGGTTCTGCATCTGGCTGGACGCCTGAATGACAGCCTGTCGGACCGTAGGGATCATCTCGCGGCTAACCACCGAGAGCGTATTCGGGTCGTGGCGCTTGAGCGTCTCGAAGTCATCTCGGAGCAGGGTTGCCGCGCGAAGGGGGTCCTGGGCCGCTTCTTGGCGGAGAGTCGAGCCCTCTTCGCTGTCCATGTCCGTGAAGCGCTGCCAGCGGTCGACCGAGCTCTGAGCGTGCTGCGCTTCGATCCGACTCAGAGTAAGCGTCCCGTTCAGGTCGCCGATCTGCCGCCGAGCGTCTTGGATCACGCGTTCCCGCTCAACGACGTCCTTGTCTTGCGCGGACTCGAGATCCTCGATCAGGGCGGTCGGGACCTCGACATTCGTAAGGGCGCGCTCCACCATGTTGGCTTCGCTGCCGAACTCGAGGTTCGGGATCAGGTTATGGAGCTGGCGGAGGCTAACCTGCGACGTGCGCCCGTCAGGGCCTGCGGGTAGCGGCTGACCAGAGCCGGCAACAACTGCCTCGAAGGGGCTGATCGTCGCGGGCTCGGCTGCCGCCGGAGCGGCCGGCTGCGCGACGTCGGCGAGCGTGCGGCGCCCTCCGCTGATCGAAGCGAGCGCGTCTACGTCTCGGACGCCTTCTCGGTGCTCCCTCAGGCGCGTAGCAACGTTCGGGTTGTACTGCGCAGCGCCCTCGAGCTCCGCGAGCTCATGCGGCTGCAGGTTCTCGAAGCCTACGCGCTCGGCGCGAGCGAGGATCTCGTTCGACTCGCGGCCACTACGATCCAAGTCACGCTGTTCGGAGATCAGGTTCTGATTAGAGTCGAAGACGGCCTGCGCCCGTGTGTCCGCCGCACGCGCAAGCCCGATGCGCTCTTCCGCCTGCCGGCGGCGCTCGCGACGGTCCGCGATGCCCTCAACGAAGCTGAACCCGGCCATTAGGCCCTCGGAGAAGGCGGCCACTATGCACACTCCTTCGAAAGTGCTCGTCTGTGTTCGTCCATGTATCTGACCAAAGCACGAAGCTCTTCTTCAGTCCCGTTGCTTTTGAGTCTGTTGGCCCTGAGAGAAATAATCCTTACGTTCCCGGGAACATAGCCAAGCTCCGGAACAACTCGGTCAACCGACGGGGAGTCGCCAGTACATCGCCTGTCGCCGACGACGAGTGGTGTCCCAAACACTGGGCATTTTTCCGGGAGCAGAAGGTCATCTCTAGTAATTTCAAACGCCAAGTTTTGCGATTCCGCTCGTTTTTTGGCGGCCTGAAGCAGGCGGCCAATTATCATAAAGGAGGTGTTGCGGGTGCTCCAATATCGGCGGGTGGAGTACTCTTTTGCCCCGCTACGCACATACTTATCTTTTCGGCACGAATTGCACTGGGTCGTAGCTACACTACGGCGGTCCACGTGACCGTTTCGACACGCCTTCCCGGTAAAATAGAACTTCGCTCCAATATTGCGCGCTGCTGCGCGCGAAACCGGAAGAATCGTATCAGTCTCTGCCATTACCCTGCCGCCGTTGATAGTGCGCCCAATGCCAAACCGCCCAACCCGCCAGTGGCGAAGCTGAGCCCTAGACCAACCAGGCTGCCCAAGCCGGCGGAGCGCTGTTGCGCGTGTTGAACGCGGTCCGCCTGGTACTGCTGTTCTCGACCTGCCTCGGTCTGTGCGTCCGCTTGCAGAATCCCAAACCGCTGGCCCTCTATGATGTCCCGCAGGCTCGCGGCGCTCGTGCGAGCGAAGTCAGCGCGATCACTGATCGACCGCTCGCGTCGTTCGCGGGCACCGACATCTGCCAGAGCGCGGGACAAGCCGAGACGGCGCTGTGACACCGCTCGATCGCGGTCCGTCTGCGGCCGTCCGAGCCCACGCTGCTGGCGATCGAGGATGCCCTCAGCTGTGTCGAAAGATCGATTCGCGGTTGCGCCTGCCTCATCCATCGAAGCGATGACGCTCGACAAGCTGGGGCGCGCCGCGGCTTCCACCTGGCCCTCGAGACTGCGTCCCGAACCAGTATCAAACTGCGCTACCAGACGCGCGCTTTCTTCTGCCAGTGTTGAAATCTGTGGTACGGGCATTACGCCAGTCCTCGTGTCAACTCGGGGTCGTAGGCGCCGATGTCGATGCCACGGACCTCGACTGGATCAGGCGGTGGCCGATTACGATACCTGTCGATTGCAAACCCTGCGCCGAGGCCAACGGCTGTTCCCAGCGTGTTGTCGCGGATCCCGCGGCGGGCATCTCGCGCGGCGATGTTCGTGTCGGCCACGCCGGCTTCCAGTCCTGCCGCCTGGCCCAGTGATGCGATGCCACGTCCTCGGCGGCCACGAAGATACTCCGCGGAGGCCACGCGATCACGCAGCAGTTGCGAATCGAAGCGGTCGGCCGTCGAGCTCAGGACACGAGAGAGTCCGCGGCCGCGGGCAACAGCCTGGTCGAGCGCCTGGTTGTTGCTCGTCACCGGGCCGCGTGGCATACCGTGAGCGAAGTCCGCCGAAGCGGTCGACATAGCGCGGCGGCGCTGCTTACCGCGGCCGCCGGCGAGATCTCGGAAATACAGGGAGGCCGCAGCACCCAGGCCCTGATCACTGCGATCAGTCGCCAGCCCTAGTAGCTGCTGCTCAATCGGCCCACCCGTTCTCCGAGTTGGCTTCGGGCCGCCGCCAAAAAGTTGGTCAAGTAGAGACACTGGGCTCCCTCGCGGCCAGTTTTACTGTTGTTTCCGCCACTATTCGCACCCGCTATTTTACCATACTGAGCATCAAGTCTCCTCGACCCCCAGAACTATGTAGTCGACGGCGGCGGCGTCTGTAGACACAGCCTCGATTGTGTCGCCCTCCTCCAAGGTCAGCACGAGTCCGTCGGCCAAAATGTCTTGGAAGTCGTCCTCTTGCAGCACGAACTGCTTCCAGGCGCGCGCTGTGCCCGACACATCAATCCACAGGGTGACGGTTTGTGGGCTCGAGGTAGTGTTGTACAGCGACAGCAGTTTCACGTAGGCAACGGTGCTAGCTGGTACGGTGTAAATGGCGGCCTGTGAATCAGAGACCTGTCCATCAGAGAGTGGCTTGGCTGCAAAGGACATCAGAACACTCCTGCGTGTATAAGTTGAGCCGGGTATATTTCGTCAGACGACGACACAATTCGCCCGGACCCCCACGATACTGTGCCCTGAAAAGCGACTGCCCCAACATCGAGATACGCGATCGCGGACGGCAAAGAGGCTCGGCGAGCGATATCAGACGAGTCGAAGAGTTGCACGTTCTCCCACCTCAACGTAGAAGTGCTGAATCTCAGCGCATGCCCCTGCGACAGCGAGGCGAACTTCGTCGCGAGCCCAGAACTAGACGGACTCGCCGGGCTCGACGAGCCCGAGACCGCGGTATCGGCGACGCCGGCCAGGTTTTTAATCTCGGCGCGCTCGCCCTTGATCGCAACCTCGATGAGGCCAGCAAGGCGAAGCTCGTCGATCGTAACGAACCGCTCCTTCGGCTGGCCCTTCGTCCCGTGCGACAGTTGTAGGTGCTGTTTCACCGCGCGCAGGAACCGAGAGAGCTCGGGACCCAGTCCTGCGGGAACACTCAGGCCGGCCAGGATGTTTTTCTTGAGTGCTGGATTAGGATTCGTCGACATAACTATTGCCCTTCTTAAAATTATCCGTGGCGGGCAACCACTGTAAATTGTTCTCCACGTGCAAGCCGCTAACCAGCTTTCCGCGGAGCGGAATAATGTGGTCCACGTGGCACCCTGCCGGGCAGCACTCGTAAAAGAACTTTATGGCCTCTAAATCTGCCCAAGCAGGAGTCCGATTATCCACAGCAGCTCGCCGCCTTTTATTAGCTGCAAGGTGCTTATATTTGTTACTTCGATACCATCTGCGCTTGGACGCGTTGTGTTCATCTCTGCGGAGGTTTCTTCGTCTTGACATCGATTCCCTGGCGGACTTCCTAACTCGCTCAGGATGCCGGGCTCTATAGCGTCTAACTGCTTCGAGGTTACTGCTCATGCCTAGCCCTGCAGAAGCTCTTCTACCGTTTCGGCCACGTGCAGCATGGATACGACGTCGTCATTGGCGACCTGCAGTTCAAACCAATCCGAAAGGTATCCGCCCGGCAGACGGAACACCTCGTCACTATTTACTTCCTTGCTCGCCACTTGGTCGCCCTCGTCATTCCAGATCGTCAGCGTGACCGGGTAGCTGTCCGCCACGAGGCGGCCGGCGCCCAAGTTCATTGGATAAGGGGCCACAAGTTTTCCGGACTTCCACGTGGTGAGCATGTTCGTTGGTCCTGTGTCCCAAGAAGAAATGAATTCCGCCTGTACGACGGTGCCGGCCGCCACCGCGGTCCAAGTTTCGCCGAAGCCCGTCGTTTGCAACTCCCAGGTGATTCCGTCGGGCGAAGTCATAACCCTGTTAGTCCCACTGTTTGCCACTGCGACAAACAGGTTGTGAGCATCGCTATAGCACACGCCTTGCCACTGCTGGGCGGCGGCGGCTGTCTGTGGCGTCCACGTCAGTCCGTCGTCTGAAGTGGCAACACGGTTGGTGCCGCCGGACGCGACGGCGACGAACAGCCCCCTTTCCTCTGACCAGCACATGTCGTTCCAGGTTCCGGTGATACTTTGTCGCTGTGTCCACGACAGTCCGGTAGGGCTGGTGTAAAAATTTCCGTTGGCTGTCACTGCGGCAAAAAGCTGAAGCTCTTCTGACCAAGCAATTGCGTTTGGCTGAGAAGAGCCCCCGAAACTTTCACCGGTGCCTGACCATATCGTGCCATCAGATGATGAGAAGATATTGAAGTTCTCTGCCGCATCGTCGTCGATGGCTATGGCCACCCCGAGTGTAGGGGAGTATTCCACACAGATTCCGATGGACAAGAAGGCTACAGCGGAAGCGGTCCAGGTTTTTCCGTCCGACGAGTACATGACGTCTTGGTTGCCACCGAACGTGCTAGTGCCGGTGGCTATAAATAACGCCCAGTCGGCGGCCCATATGACTTCCCTAGAAAGAAACGGGTTCCCGCCGCCTTCAATTGAACCTTGTGTCCACACAACGCCGTCTGTAGACCAAGCCACAATGTCATCTTCGTTATCACGGCCGACAGCCGCAAATAGAGCGAGAGCGGGTGAGTATGCAATCGAGCTCCATCTGGCCGCGAAGATAGTACGCTGTGTCCACACTTCTCCGTCAGGGGACGTCATTACTAAATCAGTTTCCGCCGGGGTGTCACCGACGGCGGCTATAACTGGAGTAAACACTATCTTGACTATGTACAGTGTGTCGGTCTCCGGCTCAACGAAGCCCGCCTGCACCAAGGTAGTAAGTGTTGTGAACCCTATTGACTCGTCATAAGGATCGAAAATTATTCCGCCCTCATCGTAGAATCCGAAATACTTGCTGTCGTGCCAGAAGCCCTTCATCGTTGTTGGGTTGTACTCTTGCCACTCGCGCTTAGTCGCATACGGCCGCGTCAGCACTTTGAAGCCGCCCGAGCCAATCTCACACAGGCCGTCCGGGCTAGCGTAGATAACGGAGTTGATAGTGTTAACGATCGAGCGCTTGCTCACGCACGCTTGTGAAAACTGGTAGTGCGTCTGCGACATGTCACGGGGGTGGTCGCCCACGATCGCGTACGGAGTGCCCCTGGTGAGAGTCGCGACGCCGTTCGGCAGCACGCCCAATCCGACGATGTCGTGGGCCACCGCTTGTTTGTACTCGGGCGGCCACGCGTGCGGGTAGTACGGCTCACTGAAGTGAACTGTCTTCCCGACGAAGCCGGCCAGGGCTCCGTTGGGCAGTGCAACAATGCCCCGCAAACCAGTTGGCGGCGGCTCCCACGTTGTTGTCTGGAGGATTTCGCCGAGCTCGGAATCATCGAGCGAGTCGTCATACGTGCCGGTGGAAACCAGGACCTCGGCAACGAACTGGAACTCCGTAGTGTCCGTGCCTACCGACGATCGGTAGATTCGCACATGTGTGATATTGTATTCGGGCAACGCGGGGGGCGCGGTGAAGTTGTCAATCGTCAGTGTCGCGTTCTCTGTCGCATTCACAAGTTCACTCGCCGGCGAGGGTGGTCCCTCTTCGCCCAGGCCAGTGACGTACGTGTACACGTACACTCGGGGATCGAAATCTAGAGTGGTCTCGGTGCCGGCCGTCGTGCCGAATGCGACACCTTGCCACTGGATAGCGGCCGCCTCGACTTGAGGCAGCCAGGTGACGCCGTCCGTTGATGTCATGACGCGATCGTTCGTGCCGTCTCGAGATACCCCGACGAATATACCGAGAGACGTTGCCCATATCACCCCGAACCAGTCATTGGCGGCTGGCGCAGTGCGCGCAGTCCAGGTGATTCCGTCCGGAGACGTCTCAGTTGCGCCGTTGAGGCCGACGGCCGCAAACAGGCCGAGGTCTTCAGACCAAGCTACTGAGATCAGGGTTGTGGCGGCAGCAGAAGACCGACTAGTCCAGCTCTGGCCGCCATCGTCGGACGTAGCTATCGGGCTGGTGTCTTGCAGCCCGCCAACCGCGACCCAAAGGTCCAGAGCGGGAGCGTACGCAGCCTCTAGCCACGTTTCGTCAGCGATTCCAGTAACAATTGTCCAAGAAGTTCCATTGGACGAATACGCCGCCGTGCCGCCTCCGACAGCGACGAGCAAATCATTACCCTCATCGTAATCTAATCCGATCCACGTTGAAAAAGATGTGTCGCCGTCATCGTGTGTCCGCTGTGTCCACGTGATGCCGTCCGGAGATGTGGCAATGCGCCCGCCGGAATTTGATAGTTGTGTCCCGCCAACCGCTACAAACAAGCCAAGGCCAGAAGCCCAAACCACTCCGCGCCACTCGAGGACATCAGCTATTCCGGTACTGCGCTCGGTCCAGATGGCGCCATCTGGGGACGTTATAATGTCGCCGACGCCTCCGTTTCCGTTGCCTACGGCGACCCACAGCCCCAAGACAGGAGACCAAGCTGCGTCGAGCCAGGAGCGGTTCGGAGTCGACTGCACTTCCCAATTGACTCCGTCTTCAGATGTCATGATCCGGTTTGTGCTGCCAGATCTAGCGGTTGCAACAAGCTTCCCACCGGAGCTCGGGTTGACGATGCTTGTGTCACTTTCGACGTCCGGCGCGCCGGCGGGGGCGGGGACTCCTAGAATCCTGAAGCCGTCACCCGGAGGGCATCCATTGTCGTCCTCGACGAGCCCGATGTAGGTCATTCGCGGCTGGGTCTCGCCGGTGTAGTAGATCCGCTCAAGCGCGTCGTCTTGGACCGGGCCGCGGGCGTAGTCTACATCGTTCGACGACTGCAACCAGATCGGGGAGCCGGCATTTCGCATGCGGAAGATCGACACGTTCTCATCGCTGCACGTCTCGGCAACCGTAGTGTCATCTCTCCACGGTTCTAGGGAGCCTGACCCGAGGCGCGCGTTCTGCGCCACTTGCCCCTCACTCTGAGGCAGCAGGCGGGCGTTGGCCCTCGGGCGGATGCCCTTAAAACTGTCAACGCGGAAGCCGCTCACGGGTTATCTCCCGTAATCTGAGACTCGGTGGCCTGAGCCACCGATAGAGTAGCCCCCGTACTGAACTGTGCGGTGCGGTCGCCCGAAGTCAGCTGCAGCTCGCGACTTCGCTGTCTTGATACCAAGCTCGTATTGTTGGAAGTACGCTTCTGCGTGCTTGGGGTTCGACCAGTCCTTCCCGGGGATCTTCATCAGACGCGCCATGGTCCCGTACGACCATATATCCTGGAACTCGTTGGCGAGCTCCTCGGGCATGCTCTGGCGGCTGTCATCTATACCAGCGCCGAAGGTTGGGGCCAGGGCGGCGCGAATATACAGCTGTCCGGTAGTGTCAGCAGCGAGCAATGGGTACACTCGCCACGCCTTCGGGCCGGTAACAGTCCAGAATCGAGGGGTTGATCCCTCGGCCTGCTCCCAGTCGCCGTCAATACGGTCGAGCTGGTCCCGCGTCTTAAAGGTCACCTCGCAACCGTCTGACCACTTCACTCGCGTCGGCTCGACGATGTAGGTGGAAGCCGGGATGTGTGTCCCGGCCGTAATGGTCGGCCACGCGGTATCCGCAGCCAGATCCAGTCCGGCTTCGATGCTATAGTTCCAAGCCTTCGTTCGTGTGCAGAAATCCCGCACAGTTTCTGAGTAGTGATACAGCGCGAGGGGCTGCGGAACTCCCGGCAGTTCAGTTCGCACTTGCCACAGCAGATTGCGGTAGTCGATCTCAGCCATGTGCGTCTCCTGGCGGCCGGGTCACTCCGGGATCCACGCGCCGATCGGCCTCGATCTTCATGCCGAGCGCACGGAGAAAGTCGTTGTACAGCTCCGTACGCATCTGCGGGCCGGAACCGTGGCGCCCGTCCTTCCCGAGAGCTCGGTATTTCGTATACGCCACTGCAGCGTCCAGATACTCGTCATCCAGAGGGTACGTGTCACTGAGTACGGCGAGCGCCGTCGGAATCTTCGAGTACTGTAGTGTGATGTAGAAACTCGACGAGCTTGCCGGAAATAGGTAGAACACCTTCGGGTCACGGGGGTCATGGGCGGAGTGTTCAAACAAAAAGTCAGTGTGCTCCGACTCCACCGAGTGAAAGTTCAGGTAGTTTGGGTACGACGACGCATGCGACCACTCGGGGAACGCCGAGCTGAGCGCATCCAGCTCGACCGGCGTGATCGCCGTGCCGCGCAAGCTATTCTCGTTGTCGTAGTTCCACGCGCGGAAAAACTTGATGCCGCCGATCGGGAGCGTCTGGCGAACGTCACCATTATCGATCTCAGTTACCTCTTCGACCACATTCGCCTCTGGCACGAGCGTGGCGATACGTCGTGCCGAGGCGTTGATGTAGCGGAGTAGCTCTGCGTCGGCCCAACGCAAATTGCTGGCGTCGCCGTCATTCAAGTCGCCGCGGACTTCGTCAGCTATGTTCTGGCCAGTAGCCACTTTCTAGTTACTCCTCGGGGTCAGCCTCGCCCACCCTGCTCAGCATGTCTTCGACGTCGCCTCCGACTTCCTCGCCCTCGAGGTCTCCGCCGAACGACGGCTCGGAGTTGACCGCGACTCCAGGATTCGGCGCGTGAGTGTCCTCGGTCTGAGAAATGCGCTCGTAGATCGCAGTGACTATGTCACGAGAGATCTTGAACTCCGGCTTCACGCCGTTGTCAGCACAGATAGCCTCGAACGCTGCCTGGACAGCTGGCACTCGCGGCAGTTGTGTCGTGGCCGCGAGTAGCTCCGGGCTGTTAGCCGCGGCAATCAGCACTTGGCGAACCGCAACCTCGGCAAGGCCCTGCTGGTCGGGGCCGGCCGGCACGCTTTCAGCGACGACATCCGCCTCGAGGTTGCGGAACATCTCAATCATGCGGGGGTCGTAGTCAACGCAGCCGCGTAGTGACGCCTCGGAGTACAAGACCTTCGGGATCCAAGTAGGCTGGCCGGCGGAGACCAAAATAATGGGCCCCGCGGTGCTCGCGAGGCGCACGTCCTTCAAAGAGACAACTTGCTTGCCTGTATTCACTTTCACAGCTCCTTATTGTTTTTCTCAAGCTGAAACGAAAAGAAAAGAAAGGCCCGAAGAGGACTCCCCCGCCGTAGCGAAGGAGTCATTCGGGCCTGCCTACCACCGAACTTTAGCCTTGGTTCTCGTTGCCTCGCCCAGGAACCACGTACTTGACGATCAAGTTCGCCGCTCCCGCCGTAGCCACGCCCGACGTCGCTGCGTACAGCACGTTGATCGTGCCGCCCGCAGGGAAGACGTTCGCGTCACCTGTGAACAGGTTGGCGTCGTCCGCCGCCGCGAACAGGGACACAGGGAAGTTGGCCTCTGCAGCGAGCGAGACGCCGTCGATGAACTCGTCCGGGTCTGTGCCGGAGTTACCGACATTGAACACCGGGACCGAGTTGTCCCACGCTGTCTTGACCTGCAGCGAAATGCCCGTAACCACCGCGCCGGCCGGAAGGTCGAGGACGTTGTAGACCTCGTCTTCCGTGAACGTCGTGTAGTCGAACTCGACAACCGCAGTCAGCTCATACTGCCGCTCGAAGTAGGTACCAGTCACATTAGTAGCCATTTTCTGTTACCCCTCCCTTAGATAGCCGTGTCGCAGACCAGGAGGCCGTGATCTTCGTTCGTGGCGGTTGTGACCGCCTTGAACACCGGCTTCTTGAAGCCGAAGATCTTGCCTACGCTGATGCCCTGCTGGTTGTCGTAGTCGAAGCCCTTCTCGACCCACTCGGGCGCACCGATGTCGGCGAGACCGAGCGCCTGGGCGCCTGCGAACAACACGCGCTGACCTGCCACAGATGCGCCACCCCAGTTCTGACCCGCAAGGTCACCGAGCGTGTTGAACACGTGGCGGTACTCGTGGATGAACAGGCCGTCGACCATGACCGTGTCAGTCCCTTTGAACAGCTCGTTGCTGCTGCCGCGGACGCCAGCGTTGCGGACGTTCGCCAAGTAGTCAGCGTCCTGCCGAAGCTTGGCCATGCCGCGAGGCGTCATGAACACGTGGTAGAACTCCATACCACCCGGGCCCTTGATGCCGCGGATGTAGAGCTCCTTCGCACGTGCCTTGAGCTCGACCAACATTGCCCACGTGGGCGTGTCGGCCGTAGCGACGCTCGCCGTGTTACCAGCCTCCAGGCCGGTTGTGTCGTCCCAGCGGAAGTGCCGGTTCGTCGAGGGCGCCGTTACGTCAGCCGCGTACTCGAGGTTCGTCAGGCTTGAGCCTACTCGAGCTGCGCCGTTGGTCTTGAAGCCGTAGCTGACACCAGACGCTGACAGGAAGCCGAGCTGGTCGATACGATCGGCCAGCCAGTAGGCCAGCACGTCGCGTGACTGCTCGCGGAAATTGACCACAGACTTCTGATCAGCCAAACGGCCCTTGTGCCGGTTTGCCTGACGAAGCTGGTCGATGCGGATCACCTGGTCGTAAGCCTTGATCGGCTCTTCGTTGCCTTCCAGCTGATCGTCGCCGGCGACGCCGTCCTCTTCGAGGTCAGCCACCAGCGTGATCACGGCGCGAGCACCCTTCTCACTCTTGGTGAGTTCGGTGATGCGTTGGATCATCGCATTCGGGCCCTTGCCCGAGAACTTACTTACGAACGCGAAGTTCCTTGCCTGGCGCCAGATGTCGCGCGACCAGACGGTCTTCTGCTCGTCAGTAAGTGCGTTGAAATTCGTCTTCGCCACTTTGTTTGTGCTCCTTGCGCGAAAACTTGCAAACGGTCCCTGCGGGACCCCCTTGCTCAAGTTTCGCCGGAGCGTGCGATTTGCGCTGTTGAAGGGGTGCGACCCCGACCGTGTTTTGCGCCTGGTCAGCGGCGGTGTATCAACGTAATATTACGTTGATACACGCGTATTAGAACAGAAAAATGAAGGCGCGTCAACTTCCCTGTCGGCGCGCCTCTACAACCTTATCAAAATACTTAAGGGCCGCAAGCAGTCCTGATCGGGTGTCGCCCAGCAGCCCGATGCCGGTGTTGCACTTGCTGCATAGCCAGCCTCGGAATTCGCCAGTCTCGTGGTCGTGATCCAGGTGAAGCCGGCCGTGGCCGTTTGGGGGTTGGGCGCAGCTCTCACATACAGTCGGCTCTGGTCGCGAAGGGCCGGAGCAACCCCGAGACTGCCAGCTGTAACTGCGCATATACTCTCGACGGTCCTTATTACGCGCGCGGCTACATACATGGCAGTTTCTACTAGTTACGTATCGAGGGGCGGTGTGTCCGTGTCTACACTGGGCCCCAGTGAAGTAGAAAGTATTTCCCGCAGCAAGGGCCTCGCCACGTGTCACAATAGACTCAGAGTACATCGCCCCGGAGCCTCTTCAGCGTGCTCTCGGGCAGCGCATCAATCTC